TTCGGAGAGGCCGCGATAAGGTTTCAGGCTTTGCCGTACTTCGTTTAATCGGTTATAGGCTTGCTCCTCGGCACGGTAGGAGCGTCTGTTCTTTGCAGCAAAGGCTTCCTCTTGGAGTTGTCTGGCCCGTTCTACAAGCGGTCTCGATTCTTCGAGTAGTCGATCTATCTCTGTTATTCGTTCCTGCTGCGCTACGCTAAGAGTTCGTGCCGGTTGTGACAACACTTCGGCTTCTCGCTCGACTGCTCGCGCTTCTCGCGCCGCTCGCATCCCTGCCGCTCTTGCGTCGCGTATCGCCTGCTCCGCTGCTCGCCTCTCGGCGGCTGTTGTAACTCTCGCCGCCGTTGTTGCTGCCTCGGCCTGTGTCGCTCCTGCCGTGGCAGCGTCTACTAGCGCTGACTCCTGCGCTGCAACAATCAGTCCTCGTTCCTCCAGCACCGCGCGTACTTTAGGCCCGATATTCGCCCTGAACTCTGCCTCGTCCCACTGATAGTATTTTAATTGGCCTCTCGCGTGAAATCGGAATGATTCGGCGATTTCCGGCAACGTCGATTCGGTCTCGTACGCCATATATTGGTTGTACGCTCTAGCCCATACCTCGATGCCGCTCTCAAAGTATTCGCCTTTGTTGAATGCCTGATAGTGTTCCAGTCCCTGAGCGAAACTTGGAGACTCCGTTGTTGCTGCCTTGAGGAAATCTATTGTCGCAGGCGTGCCGCTTTCTGAGTACCACCCGGTGTGGTAGCCGCTCGTAACATCGTAGATAGCATCAACGCGATGTCCGACTTCGTGCATGAACGTAGAGACCTCGTGAGGCCGACCGGGGCCAGTCGTAGGATTCCAGCGAGCAACTTTTATCTCGATTTGCGGCCCGATTCTACCGGTACCAGCGGGTTTGAATACGCCGCTGGCGTTACCTTGTCCCTTTAGTTCTTTCAGAAGGTCTATCTGTGTCTGGAATGGCTTGCCCGATGCCTGCAGCGTCGGCATTTCGCTAGGTAACGTATGGATCTTAGCCATCTCGTCTAGTGGGCCGCTGAACCTCTCGCGCGCCACATCGTCTCCGAACTTGAATCCTTGCTGCAGGTCGAGAGGCTTCGCTGCGGTAGCCGTTGCCTGTGGTTCGATAGTAACTGCCGGGGTAGGTTCTATAACCGCCGGAACCTCTACCGGCTGCGGCTTAGGCTTGACAGTACGAGGCCGACGCGCTCGCGGAGTCGCAGCGGCTTCCTCTATCGTCGCTGCGCCTCTAGCGCTCGGGATAGTAGGCGGCAAGTAGTTGAGTTGCGGCAATGTGGGTAACTGCATCTGTGCGCCCGGCTTGAAACCTTCCTGCCATCGTGGGCCGAGAAGATCGTCAAGGCTGCGAGTATCTGCACCAAAGTCGAAGTTGCCGTCCCTGAACGCGTTAGCGAGGCTCTCAAGGCTTACGTCAAGATAGAACGTACAGCGACACATCGGATGGAGAGGAGGGACTTCGCCGCTCATGTTCTCGCCGGTAGTGTTGCTTTCTGCGTCAGCGCTGAGTACGAATGACTGCTCGAATCCGACTGTCTGCCCGTCAAGGTCTGTGCATTCGTCGCACGCTCTGTCGTCCGGGGTCGTCTGCCAGATACGTTGCGCTGTCTTAGCGTCAAACAGTCCTGCGCTTGCCTGTGCGCGCTGCTCGGCGAAAGCGCCCATGTTCGCTGCGCGCATAGTCTCCGTGCGTGCGATCATCTCGGCCCGATAGTTTACGAGGCGCTCTCGATAGCGCTCTACAAGGTTATCTACTTTCTGCTGGTTCAGGTTAGCGAGCGAGTAGCGTTGATCGGCAAGTGGCCTGCCTGCGCCGCGTAGGACAGTACCGGTAGTTCCTGTGAGCATCTTCTCAGTTAGTCCGCGCTCATAGTTGACGAGGCTCGCGCCTTGCCGTTCTGACAGTCCTGTGGTGGCTCGTAACAGTCTGCCGGTACGTTGAGGTGTTACGCCTTCTGAGAGGCCCGTACCGATAGCGGCTCGTACGGTGTTGAGTTGTTGAGCCTGTATCCCCTGAATGAGAGTACCGGCCCTCTGTTCTCCGTAGGCGATAGCGAGAGGCTCTGTCATAGCGAGGCTGCCACTTAGATAGCCGCTCGCTGTCTTGCCTCCGTCAATAAAGATTTCGCCGAATACGTCTGCCGCTGTCGCTGCCTTATAGACCGTATAGTCAGAATCGGGAGCGCCAAGAATCCTGCCGACAGTACGCCAGTCTATTGCGCGCCGGAACGATTCGGGACTCTGAGAGTATGCGTCTGCCGCGTCAAGGTCGCTGACGCTGTTGTAGGCGGCGTTTAGTGCGCTCGCGATAATGGCTTTAAGTTTCGGTACGCGAGAGTCTGCCGCACGATGCAGTCGCTTGTAGTCAAGTCGTATCTGTGCGCGCTCCCGACCGCTAGGTGCCATCACCTGTCACTATCGTTGGTTCTGGTACGCCGGTCATAGTCGCTTCAGGTACCATCCCATCGGCCCACTCTGAGACATCAGGCAAGCCGAGGAGGGTACGCAAGAACGCCTCTGTTGCCGGGTCTGGGAAGATCGGCATACCGGCCTTCGAGAGTTCGGCGATAGCGCTCGTTAGCACTGTAACGTCTGTGCGCTCTAGCGTGCCGGGTACGAGAGTCGGATACTCGACACGCTCGAAACCGTTGAGAGCGAACAGTCGGGGTATCGCATACTGTGAGAATGTTTGTGCTATCGAATCTACGAGGCTCTGCAGACCGCGCAAGAAGTAGAGAGTTTTCTCGGACGCTAACGCCTGTGTTCCTGTAGCGCCGTGGCCGAGAATCATCACATCGGCGAGGACGCTCATAAGCATGGAGCGCGTATAGCGGTCTATGATCTCTGAGGTGTTAAACGATTTGCTGCCTCCGGCTGAGAGTAGTTCTATCTTGATAGCCGGATTCCCTGACGGGTCGTAGGCTAAGGGATAGACGATACAACTCTGGTCGTCTATACGAATGTTGCGCCCGATGTTCTTCCACTCGGCTAATGCTTCGTTCGTCTGTGAGTTACCTGAGAACAATGCCGGTGGCACTCCGATGACGGGAAGCCCGGCTAGGTCTCGCTCTACTCCGATTGCTTCGATGTCCTCTATACGTTTCTTGAAGAACCAACTCCGGTAGGCGTTGCGTAGGAGGCTGCGGCCCTCGGGGTTTCCTTTGTGCTGAGTCGTACGGAACAGTAAGGCTTTCTCGATAGGTACATACACTCGCTCGCCTGTGGGGAGGTTCTGCCATAGGCCGCGCACGCCTCCACTCTCGTCTAGTTCCCAAATGTCGCGTGTCTCCTGCGCCCGGATAGGAAACTTCCGCCAGCCGATAAGCCCGTCATCGTACTTGCTGTCGTGTGTCGTATCGTCAGGCTGTTTGCCGTCGCGCACCTTGTAGACGATCTCATGGTAAGACCATCCGAATACCATCATGGAGAGTACCTCTGCCATGAAGTCACTCCATGTGTGGCTCATGTCCTCTAAGCAAGATTCTAAGAAGGCGACATCGGCGAGGCTCTCGGGAGTCTGATCTACCGGCTCTAAATCGAACTCGACTTGTCGTACGGTAGACTCGATTGCATACAGGAATGCTCCGATAGTCGCGTCGTTGTCTCGCATTTCTCGGTAGGCGCGAGTTGCTCGCTGTCCTGTGAGTTGAGGGAGCCACTCTTCTAGGATCGTTCCGCCGCTGACAGGTAGGCCTGTAGCGCCGTATTCGATGTACGGGTCAAGTTCCTCGGGCGTTGGGGAGTCAGTTGGCATAAGGCTTATAGACTACACGCATTGTGGCGAGTCCCAGCGGAACCCAGCGGCTGGGGTTCTAAGTCCCAGCGAGACCCAGCCGATCCCAGCGGCTGGGTGACTACGCTCACGTTCCCGCACGTTCCGACACGTTCCCAAAGGTTCCCGCACGTTCTCGTACGTTCCCAGCGAGTCCCAGCGGCTGGGCGGCGAAAGGTTCCGACAGGTTCTCAAAGGTTCTTATACGTCTTGTCACTCCGTCCCAGCGAGACCCAGCGAGGCCCAGCCGCTGGGGTTACGGTAGGAATCTCATAGGTTCCGACAGGTCTCAACAGGTTCTGCGATTATCCCAGCGCGTCCCAGCGGACTCCAGTCGAACCCAGCGGCTGGGCGAGTCGAAGTCCCAGCGGCTGGGCGAGTCGCACGTTCCGACACGTTCCCAAAGGTTCCCAAAGGTTCCGACACGTTCTCAAAGGTCTTGTCACTGCGTGCCAGCGACTCCCAGCGACTCCCAGCCGCTGGGATGTAAAGATTCCCAAAGGTTCCAGCACGTTCCAGCACGTTCCAGCGGCTGGGGTTACATCCTCCATGCACTCGCCTGAGTATCCGAAACCGGAACATAAAGAGCATCAGCCGTATGTAGGCCGCCTAGTACGTCAAGCGCTGCAGTCACTACATCTATCTGATCATCGTGGTCTCCGTCAGGGAAGTCAGCGCACTCGTCTAAGAACTGCTGTACCCACTGCCCTGCAGCGAGCGATACGCGGCCCTGTTCTGCCGGGCCTGCGAGGATGACGCTCGCCCGTGTCGCCTTGTCTCCGCTTGGCCGGTAGCCGTGGACTCTGTGAGTTCCTGAGAGTAGGCGCTGGTAATGCGCGACGATGGACTTACCACTTGCTCCGGGTTCCTGCTCTATATGGATTTCGACCTCTGGCCCGTCGTTTCGTGCGGTCTCAAGGATTCGCTGCTCTACCTTGCCGGGCGAGAGTCTGAACCGTTGGCCGTCAAGTACCGTATAGCCGGTCTTATGTTTCCCTACCAAGAAGCCTGCCGTATAGTCAGGGTTAGGGTTACTGTCGCTCGGCTCTGT